CTTCGACACGGCGCTGGCGGAGGACGCCTCCGAGGAGTAACCTGACCCCCATGAAGTCCCTACTCATCCCCCTCCTGCTCCTCTGCAGCTGCGTCAACCCCCTGCAAACCGCCGCGGAGCGCGAGTCGGTCAACCTCACGAAGAAGCTGGCGAAGGACTACTTCGACGGCAAGCCGATCCCATCCCCCGCCCAACAGGACGCGGTGTGGACGGCGATCGCTGACATCGAACGCCGCCTCGGTGTGCAGGAAACGCCCGTCGTCGAGGTCCTGAAGTGACCAGCAACTTCGAACAGGACATCAAGGAAGCCCTCGCCGGCGTGAAGAGCGAGGAGATGCGCGAGCGTCTTCGCGAACGCCTGCGGTCCGGCGTGGCCATCGAGCTCGACCGTGCCGCCGGCATCGACGTCAGCCTCGGCGAACAGGCCCTGAAGGCTTCCCTCACCTCGATCGCGGCGGAATACTCCCTCCTGGTGGAGCTGCAAAGCCTTCGCATCGCGGCGAAGGTGCTGTTCCGCCTGATCGGCGCGTGATACCCCAAGCAACCATCGAAAAGGGCACAGATTTCGACCCGGACGCCACCCAAAGGCGCCTCCGGGCGCTGTTTTATCGCACCACGAGGCTCATTTTGAGCCAAAAGGGGGTCCTCGGAGCCGGCCAGAGCATCGCCGAGGCCGACACCGTGGGCATCGTGCGGCCGCTCGACAACCGAGCGATTTTCGGCCCGAACCACTCCGACGAGCCCGCGAGCCCGCACTCGGAGGGCGCAAACCCCCAAAAACAGGCCGAAAACCACGTTTTGGCGGCTTTTGAGCTTGGTTTTGACCCCCAGGATGAGGTCCTGGACTACCTCGGCGCTGACTACATCCTGACGTGGTGCCCTGACGAGCAGGAGCTGCTGCGCTACGAGAGCAAGCTGCTCAGGGCGGTTGGTCGGCAGCTGCTCGCGAACGGGCGCGGCGCGGCCCAGAAGCGCCTCGAGAAGCTGCTCGGGGAGCTGAGCACGGTCGAACGGCGGGACATGATGGCCCTGCCCTACGCCTACACGCGCGACCTGACGATTTCGAGCACCGACGACGACCGGGTCGTGATGGCCAGCCGGCTCGAGGCGATTGCCAAACGGGCACGGGAGTCGCTCGACAACCGAACAGAGCTTGCGGCGATGCGTGAGTTGGGTAGGATCCAGGGACTCACCGCGGTCGACGCCGACAAGTCGAACCGGGAGCTCATCCTGCTGCTAGGCCAAGGCAACCATGCCCCGCAAGCCCCACAACTCGAAGCCACCGACGCCGAACTCGTGCCCCGACGGCGAATCCAAGCCCTCCCTGGGTAGGACCTCGTCGGTCACGCTGTTCGTCGGCGCCGGCCTGCTCGCGCTGGGTGCCTACCTGAAGGACGACACCCTCACCTTCGTAGGACTCGGCCTGCTCGGTGCAGGCGGCGTCGCAAAAGTCGGCTCGAAACGATTTTCCAGTTAAGAAAGGCGACTTTCATGGGTTCTGTAGCTGATCCGTCGACGTTGCCTCAGTGGCTTTTGATCTGGGACCACATGGGGCCTGGAAGCGTCTTGATGGCCTTCCTGCTGGCGTTCCTATGGCGTCTCCAACCGAGCGTGAAAGACCTGATCCGGGCCCGACAGAAGCAGGTCGAGGCACACACCGAAGCCGCCTCCGTCGTCACCAGCGCGGTCGTGAGAATCGCCGAGGTGCTCGAGACGCTGGTGGTCGATGAGCACCGCTCCCCGCGTCGGACGCGTTCGAGAAGCCATGATCTTCGGGATCCTCTCGTTGATCCCGATCGCAACCCTGAAGATAGCAGTCGCAGCTCTGCGGCCTCCTGAAGCCATGACCATCACTTTCACGAACGGCGACACCGTCGTCTACACCGGCTGCAGCGACTACTCCAACAACGGCACGGTCGTCCGGTTCAAGATCGGCGACGCCGTGCACGAGATCAACTGGGCGACGGTCCAGGAGATCAAGATCGCGAAGTAACGAGTGCGCCGCGTCAGTCCCTTCAACGCGGCCATGAAGGCGGCGCAAGCCGACATCTTCAAGCTGTGCCGCATCCTGCGCTTCGTCCCCTCCGACCAGCAGGCTGAACTGTTCGCGGAGATCCAGCGGCAGACCCGCGGCCCGCGTGAGATCCGCAAGAAGGGCGTGGCGGTCAAGTCAGGGCAGGGCCCTGGCAAGACAGCCGCCAGCACGATCGTGGCGCTGTGGAGGACCTTGCAGGCCGTCAACGAGCAGACCATCGTGACGGCGCCGACCATGCGCCAGGTCCGCGACGTGTGGATGAGCGAGCTCTCGAGGACGGTCGGCCGCAGCGACCCGGACTTCCAGCGCCTGATCGACATCTCGTCGGTCAAGGCGACCCTGCTGGGCCTGCCGAAGTGGGGCATCTTCACGGCCACCAGCACGCGCCCGGAGAACATCCAGGGCTACCACAGCAAGGGCATGACGATCCTCGTGGACGAGGCGTCAGGCATCGGCCGCCCGATCTGGCAAACGATGAAGGGCACCACGACCGGTGCCGACAACCTGATCGTGGCGATCGGCAACCCGAACGACCGCGACACAGAGTTCTTCGACATGTTCGGCAAGGACCAGGCCAACTACGCGACCTACACCTGGAGCGCCGAAGACAGCCCCAACGTCAGCAAGAAGCACATCCAGGAGATGGAGTCGGAATACGGCCGCGAGAGCGACGTGTTCCGCGTGCGCGTGCTCGGCGAGTTCCCGCGCGAGAACCCGAACGCCGTCGTGCGCTACGAGGACCTGCTGTGGTGCTGCGAGCGCGTGAAGTTCAACGAGGCCTACCAGTGGCTGCCGATCACCGATGAGACCTCAGAGGGCGCGGTGCGGCAGTTCGGCATCGACCTCGCGCGCTTCGGCAGCGACGAGTCGGTGGTGGTGTGCCGCTACAACGGCGCGATGGTGGGCATGAAGGTCTTCGTGAAGCGCGAGCCGGCGGACGTGATCCGCGAAGCCTTCGCGTGGCAGCGCGCACTCGGCTGGAGCGACCTGCAGACCAACTACTGCGTCGACGCCGGCGGCATGGGCCAGGGCGTCATGCACATGTTCTACGAAGAGCGCAAGCACGTCTTCGAGTTCCACTCGCAGGGCCGCCCGTTCGACAGCTACGCCTTCCACGACGCGATCACCGAGGCATACTTCGCGCTGCGGCAGCTGACCCGCTCGCGCAAGATCCACCTGAAGCGGGACTCGACGATGTTCACGCAGCTGGTGAGCCGGCAATACCGCTACACCGACGGCAAGTTCCGCCTCGAATCGAAGGACGAGTTCTTGAAGCGCGTTGGCACCGAGGAATACTCGTCGCCTGACCGCGCCGACGCCATCGCCATGGCCTACTACCCGTATGCTTCCGGCGGCATGACCTCGCAACCGATCGAACGATGAACTGCCCTGTCTGCGAGACCAAGCTGCGCGTGACTCACACGGTGCAGGTCGAAGGCGAACGCGCCGAGACACGCAACCATCGGTGCCCCAAGTGCGGCTTCCGCGCGACCAGCGTGACAGTGCTGATGCCACCGCGCAAGCAGAAGAAGTCGCAAGGCGCCGCGGCGTGGGCCGTGGCGCAGAAGCTCACTGAGGGGGAGCTGGCGGTCAGGGTAGAAAAGAAGCCCTGATCCACTCCATGCCTGGGGGATCAGGGCCGCAGTGAGCAGTGCAACAGTGCTCCAGCACAAGCGAAGTGCCTGCCTGGAGCGTGGACGAGTTAGACTAGCGGGACCTCTCTCCAAGTTCCACCGGAACTGAAGTAAAGTTTCGAAGTATCGATCGTCGTAGCCATGCACCTATCGTAAGACCCTGCGGCGGGCAGGGCTGCGAGGTTGGCGTATTCAGCCACCGGGAAGGGGGCTTTGGCGATCGCGGTGACGATGTCGCGCAGGAGAGCGTCCCAGGCTTCCATTCCTGAGACGAGAGACGTGGGGTCGATGTTGGGGCGGGTCATACTGGGTAGAAGACGGCAGTGGTTTCGGTGGAGGTGAAGCTGCCTTCAACGGCCTGGATCTCCAGGGTCCAGAACGGCAGCGAGTCGAGGCCGAGCGCACCGCGGTCGCCCGTGTCGAGCGAGAGCAGCGGCTCAGTGAGGATGCCTTCGGCTACGAGAACGTCGGCGTCGTCGTAGATGCGGAACACGAAGTGCCCCTGGACCGGCGAGACGCCCGTCGCGGCGCCGCAGGTCTGCATGCCGAGGCCGGTGCGCGCGAAGCGGTCGCTGTGCCAGTTCCAGACGATCGTGATGTCGTCGGAGACGGAGTAGTCGGGCCGCAGGGACGCCTGCCGGATCGCAGCCACCGGCAGGGGGGTGTAGGCCACCCCGGCGAGGGTGATGTCGAGCGGCTCGATGTCGTCGATCAGGGAGGTCCTGGAGCCCTCGAGAGCCTGGACCTTGAACGAGACGGTCTTGCCTGGCACGAACATGGGCGACTGGAGGGTCTCCGCGCGGTGCGCCAGCACGATCGCGAAGGGGGTGCCTGCGGGGTGGTATGCCTGCAGCGTGCCCACGCGGCCGCGGATCAGGCCGTCCAGGGCGTCCCCGGTGACCCCGCGCAGGAAGCACACCTCCTTGCCGACGATCAGCAGCTGCCGACCTGCGCGCCACGAGTCCTCGTCGATCGACAGGTCCTCGATCGAGTCGAAATCGACGCTGACTGGGGTCGTGTCGTAGGTGCCGTCGTCGTAGCAGGGCCCGTCTGCCGGCAGGTCGACGTTCAGGGTGCCTACGATCGCCAGATTGACCGTCCCAAGCACAGAGAACGACGAGCCGTCTCGGGAGCCCCAGATGGCCGCTCCTGACGTCTTCGCCGACACCCGCCCTGCTGGGAAGAAGACGCTCAGGGCGCCGTTGGCGAGCATCCTGGGCGTCTCCAAGGCCGGGAAGGCCGCCAGGTGGGAAGCCGCTGCGGAGGAGCGAGGCAGTCCGCCTGTGGAGGGCTCGTCCAGGAACGAGAAGTTCTCCTCGTCCGTGGGCGGGGGGTCGTAGTTGTCGATCAGGCAATCCAGGATCACCTTGGGGGAGTTCAGGTCGCGCTTCACGGACGTGATGCGGAACACGAAGCCGGCGCCTTCGGTGGTCGTAGCCTTGATGCGGTTCCCGGCCACAGCCATCTGGGTGGCATGGTTGGTCTCGAAAGAGACCACCGACTGGTTCGCGAGGGCCTCTTGCTGCCGACGGGGAACCATGCGGGCCGCCGACTCGTAGTCGGTGGTGACCTCGATTGGGATCTTCTTCGCGCGGGAGGTCTCGGTGAGGGAGACCTGCCCGTCGTCCTGGATCACCAAGGGCTCCTCGCGGTAGTTGCGGCGCCGATCTCGGAAGGTGAAGGCCAGAACGTCGGCCGCGGTGCCGCCTCGAATGGAGAGCATCTGGGGCCGCTTCAGGATCATCTCCTTCGGCAGATCCGCCACGCTCGAGGGGTCGTCGTAGCGCAGCATCTTGAACACGAACAAGCCGGTCTGAGGGTCCCAACTGATGAAGAACCCGCAGTCCTGCATGATCGTGCTGAGCACCGACTCGATGCCCTCGCCGTCCCGGACGGCCATGTTGCCACGGATCTTCTCCGACTGCATCACGACCGCGGCTTGCTCGATCGAACGCGGGTCGAACTTGCTGCGGTCCTTGCCGGCTCCATAGGGGCGCCGGGCGAATAGGAGCTGATCGACGATGTGGATCGGGTTCACGCCGTCGGTGCCTGCCGTGTCGAGAGGCTCCACCATCCCCATGTTTTGAGTGGGGTGAGCCGGGAACCCTATGGAGGGCAGGAAAGGCACGATCGGGTCGGGGTTGTAGACGTAGTTGCCTGTGACCTCCGGGCCGAGAACCAACACCAAAACATGGAAGTAGGTGTAGGCCGACGCGCCAGAAGCGTAGATCGTGATGGTGTCTACTCTGGATTCTGCGATCCAGAAGTACTTCCACACGGCCGCGGTGTCGATTCCGGCGGCGGCTGGGGAGACTCGGGTCCCCAGAACAGGGAACTCAGACCCAACACCGGAGCCGCCCGGGTCAGAAGTGCTGTAAACAACCAATCGGATGAACGACCCGATAGGGAACTGCTCCAGGATTTTTTGGCGCTGCGGATACCAGTTAGGGCTCTGGGACTGCTCCCGCTTCGGCACCGCCATCACCGCATATTGACCGCCGCCGATGTCAGCGATCTTGTGGATGGCCAGTTGGATCTTGGTCTCAGGCAGGTTCCCAGCTACCGCATCGATGGGCGGGTCTATGCTTGCGCTCTCCCAGGTAGGTAAGGCTTCATTTCCCTCGATCGGCAGCTCGCTGGCACTTCCAGCAATCTGGCTGTAGCAAGGGCACTCGATTTCGTATTCGAGGCGGGGCCATGTGCGGCTCTGACCGAGGTTCTTCGGCAGCCACACCACCTTCATCGTCAACGCGTAGTTCGAAGCCACGTCGGTAACTTCGGACGGCAGGATCGGGTCGTCTTTGAAGCCCCAGTAGATCTTGAAGGTGCCCTGATCAGCGATCGTGAACTCCGAACCCGACGGATGCGTGCTGGGCGTGATCGGGCCCTTCCAGACCGTCTCGCCGTTCTGATAGATAGCATCCAAGCGTGCCCCAGGCCCTACTGCGAGAATGTGCAGCGCGTTCTCGAAGTAGGAGCCTGGGTCGGGCACACCGCCCCCACCCTTGCCGAACCCTGGTTGCGAACCTGGACCGCTGTCGATGGTCAGTGCGTTGGTGGCGTCGCTGACGAACGCGAAGATCGGACCGACTCGATGCCTGCCGATCAGCAGGGGGATGTAGCTGCCGCGCGTGGCCGTGGACTGCAACGCGTCGTCAAGGGGAGCCGCCTTCGGCTTCTTCTGCGTGACGGCCAGAGCCAGGGACACTGCCAGCGAGATCAGGGCGATCCAGGTCGTAGGCTCGGCGGCGAGGTAGACCTCAGGCTGGTCGGCAAATGCAAGTAGGAGGGCTACCATAGGTGTTTGTCAGTGGCTCGGTATACAGCGACGAGCTTCTCGGTGTCGAGGATCCCGTAGCCAGAGGCTCGAACACGCGGCCGAGTGCCTTCCCACAGCACGCTGCGGCGGGAGGCGACGAGCAGGTGGGACGGGCCGGAACGCTCAGACGCGTGGCCGAAGACTACGAGGTCGCCTGCCTCAACGCTACCGTCCCGGACGCGCTTGATCGGGTAGGCCCGCAGCAGCGCGCGCAGGGCCACGGCGATGCCTTTGCGGTTGTGGATGCACGCATCTCCAGGCAGCGACTTCAGGTTGCGGCTGTGCTCGGTGCCGTAGAGCTCGTCCAGCACGGCAGCGGCGAAGTGTAGGCAGTCGACGTAGCGCCCCTTGGTGCAGCCGTTCAGCTTGTAGGGGGTCCCTGCCCAGCTCAGGCACACTCTCTCGACCTTCGCGGCCCAAGGCTGGTCCCGATAGGTGAGGGGCAGGATGTTGACCTTAACTGTCACCGATCTCGAGCACCGGGTTGTAGGCAGGGATGCCGTTGCCGTAGCCGCCGAAGGTTCCGGTGTTGAGCCGCTCGGCGCACGCCGCTGCGGTGCGGGTGCATCCTGGGTGCAGCACTGCTTTTCCAAGGTGCCAGTCCGCCGGCGGGATGCGGTTCAGGATGAAGATGTCCGTCCCGGTGTTGAGCGTGTTGTTCCAGCGCCAGTCGGCGATCGAGATGCGGAGACCGTCCCTCTCGAGGAAGGCCCGCTTCCACCAGTTCTTCGGGCGCTGGGTGATCTGCAGCGGGGTGGCGCCGGGGTGGAGCGAAGGGTCGACGAACACCTGGACCTGTCGGCCGGAGTAGATCGGGTTCACAGACAACGTGACGTTGATCTTGTGCACCTTCGCGGGGAAGCCGTAGTCGCCGGGGACCATGAACTTGTCGACGTCAGGGTGCCAGCAGCCTAGCCCGCCGTAGACGTGTCCGCAGGTGGGATCGGCACGCATGCCGAGCGAGATGTCGCCGATCTGATAGCGGTAGTCCGGGATGATCGTGAGCTTGACGATGCCCTCTTGCCCGTCTGGGTTGCGAACCGTGCGATCGTCTACGCCTTCGTAGAGGTAGACTGGCGTGACGTCCTCAGGCCCCGATTCGATCAGGTTGATGATCCTCACTCGGATCGGCGGGCAGCTGCGGGGCGAGGAAAGCAGCTCGGCGATGGTTGCAACGCCGGGATGGAGGTTGTTCTCGCGAGGCAGGTCGATCGTGCAGGACTCCTCAGCGAGCGTGCCTGACTGCTTCGGCAGGTCCACGGAGATCGCCGGCTCTGGCAGCCACGTCTTGCCGTCCCACACCACAGGCGACCGCGAGGTGGTGATGTAGGCAGTCAGCGAGGTGCCGTAGTTGATCTCGATGAGCGGGGTGCTCTTCTTGAACTCGTGGACGAACGGGATCAGGGTCATGCGTAGAGGCTCACCGGGTCGAAGCTGGCCCGATACATGTCAGAGACGATGGTGTGAAGAGCATCCAGCTCGTCGACTTCCAGAGCGCGCTTGTAGCTGGCCAGGAGGTTCGCGCACCCGGCGTCGGCGAAGGCTGCCTTCAGGATCGCTGACGTCGGAGCAGCATAGCCAAGGTCGAGCCCTGAGAACCACTCCGATGTAGTGAAATCCTGAGTAGCCGTGTAGATGCCCCCAGTCAAGGCGAACGCAGACGAGAACGCTTGCTGCCCATTGATCCACGCTCTGACGTGGGTCGCGTCCACGCGGATCGTGAAGTAGACGGCGGCGTCGAAGTCACGGTAATCCAGGTTGAACTGGCGGAAGGTAGTCGTGCCTGCGGCGTTGGCGATGGCGATGCCGCCCTTCGCCGGCCAAGCCGAGCTGGTGTCGCTGAGGAGCGCGAAGCGCGTGGCGAGGCCTTCTTGGATCAGTGCCAGGAACTTGTCTACGTTCGTGGCCGCTCGCTTGCTCGGGGTGATGCAGAGGCAGAGCGTCCACCCTTCGGGCCCCCACAGGCTGCGCTGGGAAGACGGCGTCTCCGCGGTCAGCTGGTAGTCGAGCGTGAAGTTCGGGCAGATCACGCACGGCTGCTTGTTGTTCTCCCACGGCCCCGGGAAGCGCACGAGGTTGGGTCGGCTGTTCGCGCGGAGGAGTTCCTTGGTGACCGGGATCGTCCGGTTCTGCCGGCTGGGGCCGGAGCTGACGTCGCGCCACTTCGCGACTGTGGCGTTGCCCGGCCACGTCGTCGAGCCCTTGTTGAACGCGTCCAGCATGCCCGCGCCGGCGCGCAGCAGCAGGTCGAGGTCTGGGATGCTGAGGAAGGCCGGAGACGGCTGGGTGAACAGCAGGCCGGTCAGGGACGGGCTCGAGACGATCCCTGGGTCGGGGTTCTGAATGATCGTGACGGGGATCTCGGTGGCCACCGAGGTGGTAGCCCACGTCTCTTCGATCTCGTCAGACTCGAAGCTGCAAACGAACACCGGCTGGATGTCCACGAAGGCCGTGTCGGGCAGCGGGGTGTCCAGGAGCAAAGAGAAGTGGTCACCTGCGTCGGTGATGGTGTTGACGCGGCGGGTGACGAAGGTGCCGTCGGCGCGGAAGAAGGCCACCTTGCCGAGGAACGAGATCAGGGCAGTCTGATCGCCGATCGGCCGGATGTAGCCGTAGGCCCCTCCGACGGGCACGACGGTGGTCCAGGGCCGGAAGGGGCGCAGTGGGTGGACGAAGTAGAAGCTGCCCGCGCGGCCGCGCATGGCGTCGAAGAAGCGCAGGATGGACCAGGCGCGCTCGCGCGTGTAGCCCATCAGGGTCATCGAGAACTTGTGGTAGGTGAAGCCGCTCGGCGACTTCAGCTGCGACCTGCCCATCGGCGAGGTGTCCATGTCGCGGACCACGCCCACGTCGATGCCGCTGGCCCAGTTCGGCTCGAACGGGAACACCGCGAGGTTGTCGACGATCTGGCAGATCGGGGACAGCACCTCGGCGTTCTCGGGCAACACCGCAGGCCAGATCGCCGGCAGGCTGCAGGCCCCCTCGACCTCGCTCCACTCCATGTCGCAGGACCACAGCGAGTCGGTTTCCGACACGCCGCTGACCTCGTCCATGATCTCGGCGTCGAAGCACGGGGCGATCGTGTCATCAGAAGTGATCGTTCTGGGAGCAGCGTCGAGGACAGCCCGATCAGGAGAGATCGATTCGAGGGTCGCGTAGAACACCTCGTCCGAGCTTTTCGAAACCGAGGGCTTGGTCGGGTAGACGACCACGCGGCCCTTGCGGAAGAAGCGGCGCCAGCGGAAGTCGCCGAACACAGCCACACCGTCGGAGCCGAACACAGCGACCGCGTCAGGGTAGATCGGCACAGGGGCGCCGTGGTAGCTCGTGTGGGTTGCTGCGGCCTGCAGCATGGCGTTGGCCTCGTCGCGCTCCATGCCCGTCAGCGTGACGGAGAGCGTCCTCGCAGGGCGCGAAGCCAGCGACCACCGTTCGGTGCGGTTCGATCCCACGGGGGTGGTGGCGTCGGTTTGCCATCGCGTCTTGATGACGATCTCAGCACCCCAGTCTGCCGGCATCGTCATCGGGTTGATGGGCAGGCCGCCTGCAGTTCGAATCGGAATTGGAGAGGGAGTCTCGGTGGCTTGCACCAGCGACTCGAACTCCAGGGCGGTTACTTTGGTGAGTGCCATTAGACTGTCATGCCGATGTCAGAAGAGAGCAGCTCCGGCAGAGACACTCCTGCGTGTAGGATCCGAGAGTTCACCCAAGAAGTTGAAGCAGGAGATACAGCAGGGAACAGTATACGCCCAGCCATGGGAGCAACCGCCACTGCTGAGGTCTCATAGGCGGCATGCAGTTGAGAGCTGATAGCCAGCGAAGGACCGTTACCGCTCTCTTGGAGGCCAGTAGCTTTAAAAGCAATTGCAGCAGCAGGCGTCGCGCCGTTCGTGCCAAGCCAGAGTTGATCAACCGACGTTTCAGTCGAGTAGTCGTCAATGCGAGACGCGAAGTTCTGACGAGCGAACCATGCATCGAATGCCACGTCCCCAAGCTTGTTGAAGCCCGCTTCGGAGAGGTGAGTAAGGTCTCCAGAGATCTCGCAGTCGTCGATGCTGACATGGTAAACGCCCGGCAGGGTCCAGTGGATCTCGCGGATGGTGTCTCGCCAGAAGAACCCGAACGAGTCCGGTGCGACGCCTGTGTAGAGGTCTTTGTGGATCCTGAACAGGTAGATGTTCAGAGGGGCCATGATGTCGGCCCTGACGAGGTCGAAGAAGGCCGTGAGGAGTTGCCTGTAGACGGCCGTGGCCGCGGTGTAGATGGCGTCGCTCTCGCCCTGCAACCACAGGAAGTCAACGCTCTCGATGTTGGACCACCCACCGAGGGCCGTCACGGCGTTCGAGATGTCTCCGAGCAGGCAGCCGCGCGGGGAGCCGATGCCGTTGTAGAGGTTGTTGGTGACGCCTGGATACCAGGTGTAGTCCTCGGTGAACGGGGCGATGAGGCTGCCGTCCTGCGTGCCTTTGATGATCTTGACGCTGCTCGAGATCCCTACGGTCCCCGACCGCTCAAGGAGCTGGGCCATGCGCTCCGCGAAGCGCATCTCCGGCCCATACATCGCCACCGGAGAGGGCAGGAACATGCCAGCGGTGTTCACCGTAGCGGTCAGATCTTCCCACTGCCCTGGGGCTGCGTGCGAGAGCCTGTCCCAGATCTGGACGACGGGGTTGGGCGACCGCCACAGCGGGCTCGATGTGCTGAGGCCTCGTCCGGTGAAGTTGCTCTGACCAGCGAAGATGATGAGTCGGGTCTTGCCGGTCACGCCTGCGTCGAGGTCGGTTCCCCAGTCCATCCGGGTCGTCTCACCTGCCAGCAGCTTCGTGTTGGTGGTCTTGCCAAGGAAGGTCTGGAAGGTCTTGCCGTGGGTGGCTTGGCCGTCGCACAGATACAGGTCGGCGATCGAGGACAGTGTCGCGCCTGGGAAGTAGTTCTGCAGCTGGAAGCTGTCCCAGCCGCGGTCGGTGAGGGTCTGTTCCGTCTTCAGGCCCTCGACTCGGCTCACTTCCTGCCCGTCGACCCGGACGACGATCTTGCCCTCGGACTGGGAGAAGGTGACCTTCATCTCGAGGAACACCCAGGTCCCGTAGGGGATCACCGCGGTGCGCAGCAGGATGTCCTCGTTCAAGCCTCGTTCGAACTGCAGGTAGAACCCCCCGTTGCCGCCTCGGGCGCGGGCGCGCACCTGGAGGGAGCTGGCTCCCGCCGTGCGCCACTGGAACACCGTGTTGGCCGTGGCCACCGTGCCGTCGATCTTGATCAGCAGGCCGACGATGGAGGTGTCCTGCGCGACCGGCAGCGTGGGGGTGTCGAAAGTGACGGTCCCGCTGATCGCCTTCCCGCTTGCGCGCTCGTGCGCAGCCTCGAGGGTGGGAGTGCCCACCGCGGTGGGGTAGTTAGCCAGGAAGTAGCCCAGGCTGTGGTAGCCGAGGCTGTCGTGCCACACAAGCATGGGAGCTCCTCAGATGCCGAGTGCCGCGCGGTAAGCAGATCGCTTCTGGCGCGCGAAACGGAGCATTGAATTGTTACCCGCTGCCAGGGCCCTGTCCATGGTCTGCTCGTCGTTGAACTGCAGGACGCGCTGCGTGACGGTCTGGGACTTCCTGGAGCCGCGCTGCTCGACGACGGCGCCGCCGGTAGCGAAGGACCGCTTGGGCGGCTGCGCAGGCGCTGCGGACGGCCCCAGGCCTCGCACGAGGGCGGGGTTGATCTTCTTGCTGTTCAGAGCCGACATGAAGTCGTGCCCGTAGTGCTTGACCGCCTCGGGACGGATCACCCACTCGCCCGGCCGGAGCCACGCGGGGATGGTGTCGCGGGAATCGAGACCCAGCCGACGGCTGCGGCCGGCGAAAGGGCCAATGCCGGCGACACCGCCTCGAGCGAAGCCTGGGGGCGTGAGGATCTTGCCTCCGGTCGGGAACTTGGCGAGGCCGCCCTTGGCGAGACCGGCGGTGGCGAACTGGGCTCCGGTGTTCGCCTCGAGAGCGGCCCCCAGAACACCCATCGCGGTGATGAGCCCGGAGATGGAGCCGGTGTTGGCTGCGCTGGCCCCGGTGTTCGACAGGGTCGCGGTGGTGTTGGCGATGAGTTCGGTGGCGTTTTCGACAACAGCAGTTCCGGC